TTCTCTTAATCGGATCTTCATAAACAAGATTTCTCAATTTTGATGGATTAATAAGAGTATTAACCGATCCTAAAAACTCACACTCAAACTCAACTTTGAACTGTTGTTCGGAAGTGTTCGCAATCGTCTGTTCCTTCCACGCAGCGTCCCTTCCGGGCACTTCAGACCAATGAACATCAGTAGGTACATATTCGTTCTTGCCGCGTTCAGCGTCATGCCACATACGGTATAAGTGGTTCATACCGCGTGGTGTTGAAACGATGATTACCTTCGTGCTCTGTCCAGAAGAAATAGTAGGATAAACAGATGCAAAGAAGTCATCAGCAATGTGATTTGGAATGAACGCGAATTCGTCAAGAAAGATGACATTATAGGATCCGCCTCGGACAGCAGATGAGGAAGTAGAGTTAGATGAAATTTTGGATCCATTTTCTAGTTCCAGAGATCCTTTATTCCAAGATATAATACCTTGTTGCATCCATTTTGGTAAGTTCTCATAAGCAAGTTGTAATCTACCAAGTAAATCTCTAGCAGTAGATGCTTTGTTTGCTAAAATAGCTATGTTTACATTATCGTTGAATACGGCATAATGTAGTAAGTATGAGACGCAAGTTGTAGATTTACCCGTCTGCCGGGGCATCTTACAAATATTAAATCTGTTCTTGTGAAAGTTTTCAATCAACTTCTCTTGAAATGGATACATCTCAAAAGGAACTAGACCGTGATCAAGAGATACGATCTTAATATAATTTCTAGCAAAATATACAGGATCTTCTTTACACTTTAAGAACTCAATAATTTGTTCTTCAGTGAATTGAATTTGTGTATTCGCTTTTTTCAGGTTTGGATTTCCCAAATAGATATTATCACTCATAATAAGTTACCTACTAATTTCTTCCCAGTCCATAGACCCGTGAATATCTGCACCATTAGCATTGGAAGAAGCAACGAGAGAAAGTTCATAAGGTGTCCCATTTAATGCATCTCTTTCTAACTGAAACTTGAATAATGCCTCTTTAAGAATATCAACCGGTGTTGAACCTTGATTAGACCCGTACAAATATCCAGATGCTAATATTCTTCCACCAGTATAAGTTCCACCATCAATTTTATATTCAACAGAACTATCAAGACCAGCATCATTCCAAGTTCCACCAACAGATGTTCCAGATGCTCTTACTTGCCAGTTATAAGTTGCATTATTTGTAATACCAAGAATTGAAAGTGCAGTTAGAATTACAATTGCATCCAATCTATTTGGTGTTGCTTTAAGGCGAATTGATATAACTGTATAATAAGTTCCTGCCGTTGTTAAATCGACTGGTGTTTGAACAGGTGTTCCAACTGCCTGCTGCAATCCACGCAGTTCATAACCACCTTCTGAGATAACAGTAGAACAAACCTGTTTGAGTGTGCTTGCACTAGTTGTAATTCCAGTGTTAGCAATCTCATATCTCAAAGGAAGAGATGCTGTTGTAATATAAGTTGATTGAATTAAGTTTGCGTGATGAAATGAGTGTGCATGAATAAACTTTCCATCAATTACGAATCCAAGTCTTACTGTACCAAGTCCCAGCCACTCAATATCCATCCAAAGAATTTGTGCTTTGGAGATATCTAATGTAATACCAGAAACACCAGTTCCATCTAATTTATCAATATTCCAATCAGATTGTGCAACTGAAGTTGAAGTTCCAGTAGATAAACTTCTTTCTACAAAATAAGGTGTTGTTCCATTAATTTCAAAATACATTCCGTTATCAGCACCAAAATATCCAACTCTTTGTCTTAAGTTTGTTTTTGGTGTAGCAGGAATGAAAGTATTTAAAACAAGTAATGATTTCCCTGGTTGATAAGAGAATACTTTTGTAGTTTCTCTAATAACAGAATCACCACTTGTAGTTCCAATTCCAATATTGACTAATCCTTGAGCAGTTACAAATCCAACTGTAGAACCAGTTCCTACAATCAAACTATTCCAAAGATTGTTGTCTCCATATCTATGAGAGGAATCAAATAAGGTAAGTGGTTGAGATGTTCTAGTTCTTCCAAAAGCATCTGGATTTACACTTACAGGAAATCTATTATAGTTATCAACAACATTTCCATCCCTCGTTGCGATTAAGGGAACCTCAAAAAGTGTTCTTTCTTGATTTAGAAAGTCTTGTTCATTTTTATTCCACTGTGCCATAAATTACTCACCCCACGATAATCTTTCTGGTCTGTATCTTTCTGCGTTTTTAACTTTTATAGAAGTAGATTCTGCTGGATAGATATTATGAACTATCGCTCCAGGATATTCTTTTTGCAGTTGCTCTGCAAGTTGATTTTTATCCATCATCTTACCTTCAACTTCCATACGATATAATCTTCCTTGCCAAACTACATCTGCAAGAAAAGATTCGGTTGCTGTCTCTGGTTGAGATGAATTCATATAGAGATTTCCATTGAAATCTCCAGCAATATTGATACTTTCTGAAATGAATTGTTGAAAAGATTTCATTTTAGTTGCAGTTCCAACGACGGAGGGCTTTGTTGATTCTGGAATCTGGATCTCTTGCAGTTTTTGTGGAAGTCAGTTTTGATTTCATTCCAGACATACGACGGCAGAATGAAGCACGACGTTTTGCTCTTTTACCTTCTGGATTTTTTTCAGTTACTGCAGTTTGAAGTTTTGAACCTGGATTCTCGCGACGATATGCATTAACTGCTTTTTGACTTAAACCATCAGTCTTATCTTGACGATTAACTTTTTGCCAGTCTTCCGATAATCCAAAGTCTGCTCTCCAGTTTGAATATTCCTCTACCTTCATTTCACCACTATCGATATAATCTGCGGCAGCATCAATATAATCTGCTGCTTTAGTAATTTTTGATTGAACCCACGCTTCAATATTACCTTCGCCCTTCATTTTTTTACGAAGTCTCTTTGCAGCAGAGATGATTGTAGAAATTTCTGAGCGAGCCATTGAGTGCTCATGATCATAAGACTCTGGAAAATTACCAGGATGTACAGTTGCGATATTATATTTTAATTGATTAGTTGTTAGTGCTGAAGGAATTGAGAACATATCCCAATACTTTGGTCCATATTTGCACTCACTTCTAGTTTCATCTTTTTTGCATTTTGGACAATATCTGATCATTGATTGTTCCTCCTTTACTGGTACACAATTTGGGACCATTTTTTTACCTTTTTTCTTCATTCCTTCTTGCTTATATCCATCCCAACAATCTTCTGATTTAGTTCCCCAGTTAGCAGCACCAACCTTACGGCACTTAACCAATGCTCCTGATGCATATGCACTTGGCCAAACATCATATCTAGATTTTACTTTTTGATAACAAGCATCTTTCTTACCACTACCCTTGCCTGGTTTATCTTTAACTTCTTGTAAGTTCATTTCTTCAGTTCTTACGTTTGTTGGTTTAGCGCCACCAGTTTTTTCTGGTTGATTTGGATCTAATCTATTTTTTCTTCTTCTTGCCGCCTCTTCTTCATCTTTAGACAAAGATCTTTTCATTTTTGAACTTCCGCATTTTGGAGTAGAAGTTTGACCTGGTTGACGGGCACAAGGTTTACCTGCCCATTTTCCACCTAACTGAACCCACCCCCTTTTACCATCAGATGATTTAGATTTATTAAACCAATCGTGAAGACCTTGATCCCCAGAAGTAGTTTCTTCTTTCACATCCTTAAACTTTTTATGATGCTTTTTAGCATCTGACTCCATTTTTTTCAAACGAGTATAATAATCTGGAATTTCATCTAGATGTTGAAGAGCAATATCTGTAGCAAGATCTTTATCTCTAGTATGCTCGTGCTCAATAGGAATTCCCATTTCAAGTTGCTTTCTTATGAAAGAAGCATCTAAGCGATGTTTCTTCGCAATTTCTTCAACTGTTTTATGGGGTTTGACCTTATGCACAATAATAAAAAATTATTACTCTTTATTATTTAGAAAACCTTGTTTGAGTAGTTTTGAAAGTTCTGATGTAGATCCAACAAATACCGCATTGTTTGTAACGTTATTGGTTGTTTTAACTACATCTTCTTCAACATCTTTAAGTTTCTTTTGAAGATCAATTAGTTTATCTGTAACATCTCCAACAGATTTAATTAACTGACCTGCAACTTCATATGCTCTTGGACTCCCTCCCTCTCCAGCAAGTTCCATTATTCCATTAATCGCCTCTTGACCCTTCTCAATCAATGAATACAAATTTGCACGAGTGTATTCATAGTCTTTTTTTATGTCGTCAGACTTTAATGGTGCAATATTTAATTGCTCTTTTACTTCGTCTACTTCGACTATTTTACTCTCGATGTTGAGAGCATCGTCCAATCCCTCATAATTATTCTTCATAATTCTCAAATATCAGTTTGTTGTGTTGGACTAAATGTTTTTGAGTCCGAAAAATCTAACCATTCCTCATCAAATCCAAAATTATCACCAGGTTCTGCATCGTAAGGATCTGGTTGAACAGTGTATCTAACTTCTCTCTTAGCAGTTTGTCTATTCGCATCGGTATACATATCAACCTGAACCTTACGAATAAGACCATCAGTGGTATCTGCAATAGGACCAAACAGATATGCTTTTACTGTAAAATTGAAAGTATAGATCAAAATTCTTCTTGTAGAAAAATCACCTTCATAATCATCGGTAAAAGATACATTATCTAAAACAACAGGAATATCCCTCTTTTCCCCAATTGAATCAACTAAATCTACAGTTAGATTAAATGAAGGTTGGAAATAAGGCAAAATTTGCTCAACAACTTGTAGAGCATCATCTTGAAGTTTGGTCATTAGATTCAATTGGAATCCAATATTATATGGAACTGGAAGAAAAACCTTCTTAAGATTTGACCCATCACATGCTCTAAATGTTTGTGTTACATTTGCTTTTCGAGTCGGATCATATTGAATGGAATTCATTTCAAATGCCAGTCTAGGCAAAGTCATGGCAATTGGTTTATTAAGTTCAGGTTGCTGCTCAATTCTTGCTAAGAATTTTTGAATGGGTCCATATGCTAACGGAACCTTCATCTCACTAATACTATCTCCAGAAGAATCTTTATGTCGTATATAAATTTCATTAAATAATGTGCCAAAGGCAATTACTGTTCTTCTTATTATTTCATGATAATAATAGTTTCCTAACATTAGAAGGTCCCAAATGGATTAGATTCTGTGAAATCGATGATGCCGTCCGCAGCATTTTCAATTTCTATATTTTCACTATATTTATCATATAGATCCCAATTATTATAAGATTGTACCGAATATATTGCACTAGATGCTGCTCCAACAACAAGTTCTCCAGGATAGAATCCTTTAGTTGTGACGTTATCTACAAAAGAAACCTTAAGAATCTTAGTATCACTATCCCAATATTTAACACGAGCTCGTGTTCCAGAACT